CCCATCTTAGTAGCAGCCTTAGTCCAGGATATGGCTGAGTGTTTCATAACGACAGCCTCACCATTCTGTAGCATCCCCGCCAATGCCTTATGCTCAGATGGTACGGGAACCTTACGACCATCTAATCCTCTGAACCACCCACGCTTAGCGATGTATGGTATCATCTTCTTCTTAAGGTCAGCTAGACCTTGGATGGAGTACGTGAAGTTGTCGATAGCTTCTGTCGCTTCACGTTGGTTAATCTTAAGGACATTAGCTACTTTAGCTACACCCGCACCAAGAAGGAAGGCGTAGATGAAAGTCTTAGCCATGTCCCGTGTTACGTGAGAGATACCCAATGCCTTGCGGTTGACGTTGTGGATGTCAGTCTCGTCTTCCTTCTTACCCGATACGATAGCGTGGATGTACTCCTCAGACTTCATCAGGTGGGCTAGCACACGTAGCTGGATACCCTCAGCATCTGTGCCTACTAGGTAGTTGCCTTGCTCCACAGTCCATAGGCTACGCATACGTCCATCATATTCAGATTTCACTATGTCTACTGCTGTCGTAGGTGTGCCGTGGTAAGCAGCAGGGATGTTGGCTTGGTTAGGTGCGGAGTGAGCCATCCTTCCTGTCCATGCCCCTATGTGGGTGAACCTGCCGTGTATCCTACCATCAGGTTTAACGTGACCTATCCACTCCTCAAGACTAGAACGTCTACCCTCTAGGGTCAACCATTCGGCTAGGTTCTTAGCCCCTTGTGGTGCATCGTCAGGTAGGGTGGAGAGGTTGAGTTCATTGCACATCCAACCATACTTAGCGAACTTTTCCCCACGTTTTGTTTCCTCTGCTGTTCCTTTGCTCACGTTCCCACTCCATATGCCCCTTAGTCTTATCTACTGGGGTCCACCCAGCTTCCCATAGTCTGTCGATCCTTTGCTGAGGGGATGAAGGTTCGAACTTCTTCCAATCGTAGCAGACCAACTCATCACCTACTACGTAGCTAGTGACGTACTTCTCCTTAGCGTTAGCTACAGTAGCGTACAGTGTACCATCAGGCTTGACCCTATACTTCAGTCGGTTAACTTCTTCAAGCTTAGGTGGGAAGTCCTGTTGGAAGCCAGCCTCTAGGTCGTCCATAGATAGGCGTATCTCAGCCAGCATATCCTCAGCATCAGGTAGGTTAAACTTGAAGCCGTTGTCTGTCATCTGTTCGCATAGTATCTGGATGTCATGCTCACATCGTAGTGCTACCTGCCACTCAGGATCAGCAATGATACTCTCAAACTTCTTGAAGAGTTTCACTGTGACCTTAACGTCCTGCGTACAGTAGTCAATCATCTCCTGTGTTAGTGCGGAGAAGTCCTTGAAGTGTCCCTTGAATAGGTTGAGCCGCTTACCCCATGCGTCCAGGCTATGCCCATCCTTGATGCTGTAGTCCACTATCCTACTAACGACCAATGTATCTACGATCTTACTCATGTCGATACAGTCTATCTTCAGTAGTCGGTTGATCACTAGTGCATCAAAGCCTATCCCATTGTGGAACACTAGGGTGTCTATGCCACTGACGTATAGCAAGAACCTATCTCTCTCCTCCTCTATATGACTGACGTTAAGGAAGGTGTTCATCTCGCCCGTGTCGATGTCCTCAGTACAGATGACCCAGATACGTGTAGCATTCAGGTCATCCGTCTCTATGTCTAAGGCTACCCGCTTACTGTGTTCCCTCATCATCGTCATCTTCGTCGTCCCCATCTGGGTTAAGTAGTACGTGTATCATCATCTCTAGTACATGGATAGGCCAGAACACTGAGTCCATCGTGACGTTAAGGCTACTGTATTCCTTTATGTTCCTGAAGTGGATGACTGTCATCTGGTGGATGTTATAAAGGAATGCACCCATAGTGTAGAGGATGATTGCTACATAGATCATTGGTTACCTGCATACTTCTCAGCTAGGGTGAAGGTATCGGAGTTGAAGAACAACTGTCCTGCAAATCCCGTAGTGCCTGTCGGCCTGTTCTTTAATACCAACAATTCCGTGGTGTTACGTGCATCATTATCCTCTGACATCTGATCCCTCTTAAGCTTGATTACAACGGAGGCCCGCTTACCAATCATGCGACAGTCACGTATAGCCCCATCATCATTCTCGTGGGCAATGGTTACGATACCCACGTTAAGCTCAGCGGCTAGTCGTGATAGCTTAGTAGATAGCTGCGACAAGAACTGTTCGACACTCTCATCTCCTTGTCGTGAGTAGGCTAGGTCTTGGATAGGTTCGAAGAAGATGTACTGTACACCACAGGCTTGCGACAAGAACCTGATACGCTCCAGTATCTCAAGAGGATCTTCGTCTACCCCAATGGTAAACTGATAGAGGTTCTCCTTCTCCGTCATGGTACGTACAGCATCATCAACCTCAGTCTGGTTAGTGATCAAGTCCTTACGTGTTACGTTCTTGTCCAAGAGGTAGGAGGCCAGGCCTAGTAGACCACGCTTCTTTACCTCTTCCATGTGGCAGATAGCAATAGGTACATCCTCATGCTTCATCAGTAGGTTGTACTCTAGGTAGCGCATGAACTCCGTCTTACCGATACCTTCAGGTGCTTGGAAGACTGTGAAATGACCACGCATAAGGCCAAGGATCACATCGTCTAGTGCTTGGATACCCGTAGATAGGTAGCTGCTATCATCTTCGTCGTGAATGATAGAGAGGAACTGTTCAGTCGTATTGAAGATGTTCTCAGGGATATACTTCTGTGCATTCCACCATGCGTTGGAGTAATCCTTAGCTGCACCTGCTTGCAAGAACTCGTTAGCATCTTTGTACTTGTCGTGAGGTACATTGTATACCCTGTTAGGGAAGATGTTAGCCAGTTTCTGTGCGACACCATCCGACTTACCATCACTGTCGAAGGATAGGTAAATCTTCTCGAAGCTATCCAACCAATCCTTACACTTCTCGAAGAGCTTACCTGAGGGTGTCGCTGAAGGTAGGGATACGACAGGATACTTAGAGCCTAGCATCTGATAAGCAGACATAGCATCTATCTCACCCTCTGTGATGGTCACTGCCTTAGCACAGCCAGCATTGAACTTGTCCATACCAAAGAGTTCATCTGTCTTGAAGCCTTGCTCAGTACGGAAAGACTTGGGCAAGGTACGTGTCTTCTTACCACCATGAGGATAGACATACTCCTGCTTAACAGGTTCTCCATTAGCATCTATGTATGTCAAGCAGTTGTAGTACTGCATCACATCCTTGTTGATGTCACGATACCCTCGTACCACTGGTGTCAGGATACTCTCAACGACAGACAATGTAGTAGGGGAGTTAGCCACCTTCATCTCCTTCTTGATAGCGAAGACAGTAGGATACTTCTCACTAGCCCAAGGTAGTAGTGTATCCTTGCTGCTAGGGTATGTCCTATTACATGAGTGACAGAAACCATAACCCTCTGTGTTGTAGGAGAAGGCATCAGTTGAGTAGCATCCATCGTATGGACATGGTTGGTGTGGTAGTTCAGACATCTTGGTAGCCTTTCCTTAGAGTAAGGTATATGGAGGGTGGCAGGACAAGCCTGAGCATACAGCCATTCTTACATCTGTCAACCCCCTCTCTTGAAGAGTTTGTAGATGACTGTGATGACTAGATCAAAGCGACACAGGACTACGATAGTGATGATGAGGTAGACGACACCACTAGAATGATCCATAGAGATACCCCTTTGCTACCTGATCCTCAAGATAGAATAGATCATCCTCAGCCTGGCCCATGAGAGCCTCGCTAGATAGCCAATCAGCTTCTGCTATGGCTGAGGTAAGGTGACCCCTGATGCTGCTTGTAAGGCGCTCCTGCTGCCTCTCCGTGCCATGTCCTACCCTAGACGGGCAGTTACGGCCTTGGTTACAGTCGTGTGTGCATGGTGGGCAGGTCATTCCTTATCCTCCAGTTCAGCCAGCAACTCTTCCCAATCAGCCGCAACGCTGGGAATGTAGTGGCTGCGGATGAAGGAAGCCATGCTGTTGCCCATCTCCATAGCCTTGGCGAGTTTTTCCTCTAGCCCATCCTTTACTTGCCCATAGAGTTCGTTCATCTCATACAACTTTAACTCCAACTCTTCGATATAGGTAATAGCTTCTGATGGTGTCTTGCTACCAGTGCCATAGCCTAGGTCAAACAGCCTCTGCTTTAGTGTATCTCTCATTTAAAGCACCCCTCTGCTGCCATGTCATGCACTAGGTTAGGGAAGGAATCGAAGTCATGCAACACCTTCCCATTCTTATG